CTACGAGCAGATAACTACTGCTTCAGAACAAATACTATTAAAAGATTATGGACACCAAAGAACTACCAAACCAAGGATACACTAAAGATTTCTCAACAGGGGCTAAGCGTGACGGGGACATTGGACGTGGACGACCCAGCCTTATACCTCCAATCGCCTTACGCAGTCTCGCCAAAAGATTTGAAGATGGCGGAAAGCTTTACGGAGACAATAACTGGAAGCAAGGTTTCCCTTTAAGTAGATTGTATGATAGTATTTTTAGACATCTGTTGGCGTTGGGGGAGGGCGATAGTACTGAGGACCATACGGCAGCTATCCTTTGGAATGCGTCAGCTTGGGCGTGGACAGAAGAACAAATCAAAGAAGGTAACTTACCGAAAGAACTAGACGATCTAGGATATAGAGATGACGATTCGTGATGAGATGCCGTTGTTTAGAGCAGCACTAGGAGAAGATAAACCTACTAAAGCTGTTGATCTAAACTTAGAACCATGCAATGTACATAGAGCGTGTGAGTTGAACGAGTTATGGCACAGCAGGTTACCCAAGATACACTGGAGTAACGTAGTGCGAAACAAAAACTATTGTTGTTATTTATTTTTACACAACGATTTAGCTTATGCTTCTTCTATTTGGTCTAGCCCAGTAGCACGTAGCTTTGATTCAGGTGTAACATTAGAACTTAGAAGATTAGCGATAGCACCTGACGCACCTAAGAATACAGCATCAAGAATGATAGGGTTAATGGTAAAAGATATAAGGAATAAAATGAAAGATATAGAACTATTAATAAGTTACCAAGACACAGAAGTACACAATGGAACAATATATAAAGCGAGTAACTGGACAGCAGCTTGCACCAATAAAGGACATAAGTGGAATCATAAAGGTAGGCAGCGAAATAAAGAGCAAACACTTGCTGCTAAAACTAGATGGGAGTATGTACTATGAACGATAGCGAACCACTAAAAGCAGACGGGTTTGATGACTGTATCATAGGTACAGACTACAAGAAACTAAGAGTTGTTTACTCTATAGAAAGAATAATCACGACACTAATGATGAGAGATAAGATGAGCATGGAAGAAGCTATAGAGTTCTTTGACTTTAATATAGGAGGTGCGTATGTAGGAGAGATGACACCTATGTACGTATGGACTGAAGATAATATACCGTTATGAAACAGTATTACCTGCTTGATAAAAGATGCACCGACCTATGTTCTGGTACATTACAGTTAGAGTTCCACAGTTAAACCACCGATACGCCTGATATAAAAAGCAATATGAACGAAGAAATAGTACTACCCGCTTTGTCGCAAGACCTCATCAATAAACTTGACAAACTATTCCCAGATAAATGTCCCCTCTTGACAGACGAAGACAGAGTGATATGGTATAAGTCAGGACAGCGTAGTGTAATAACTTACCTACAACAGACTTACGACGACCAACTTCAAAACGATATAGTAACCAAACAAGTATAGTAGCCATGTGTTTTTCACAACCTAAGATGCCAGCGATGCCTGAGATTCCACCTCCTCCACCGCCTCCCGCACCTCCTCCACCTCCGTTAGCTATGGCTGCGAAAGCACCTACTAAGAGAGCTACTCAACCTACTAAACGTCGTCGTGGTACGGCTCAAGTTACAGCTCGTCGTCGTCCTAGCATCGGCATGGGAAGTAGTGGCGGTACAGGTGTACAGCTTTCACAATAACAGTTAGATAGATATGAGAAGTTTAGATAAGAAAACATTATTATTAAATGGCACTTCAGATGCACCGGGTGCGGAGTTTCATGTTGAGCGTTCTAAGGGATGGACGTTCTTAATAGCAACAACAGTTTCAGGTACTGCTACGGTAGACATCGAAGCTTACTTCAGTGAGTCATCTGCTTGGCACGTTATACACAGTCAATCTGTTTCGTCTGCTGGATCAATTATGATTCGTGACGATCACGGACACTACGAAAAGATAAGAGCTAACATCAGTGCTTACACTTCAGGAACTCATAGCGTTTACGCATCTGGTACTGTAGACTCCTTATAAGATATGTCGCTTGAGTTTCCGGCAACGCTTGAAAAACCTAGCAACATAACACCGTTGCCAAGTAACTTCGTTCGACCTTCCTTTGAAGTGTTGTATGGATTTGATTCTGTGAGCGGTACACTAAGAGCTTACTACGATACGCAAGCAGCTATAGAAGCTAGATCGCCTACAACAGCAGGTGATTTATACTACGCCTATGACACAGATAGATTGTATGTAGCTGACGGAACAGATTGGCAGTACTACACATCCACATAAGATATGCAAGAAACAGCCCAAGGGTTATATCACTCGTTGGAGAACCAGCGGTACTCTTTCTTAGATAGAGGCCGTACTTCTTCTGAGCTTACACTTCCCTATGTCTTACCACCTGACGGTCATAGTCACGCCAGTAAATACTACACGCCGTATCAAGGTATAGGAGCTAGAGGTGTACTCAATCTAAGTAGTAAGTTATTGTTAGCACTGCTTCCACCCAACGCTCCCTTCTTCCGACTTGTTATAGATCGTTATGAGTTAGACAAAGCCAAGGAAGATATAGGAGTAGAAGGAGCTGAACAACTACGCACTGACTTAGAGAAAGCATTAGCTGATGTAGAGCGTAGTGTATCACAAGAGGTAGAAGTACAGAACTTTAGGAACGGTATCTTCCAAGCACTCAAGAACTTATTAGTTACTGGTAACTCTTTATTGTATCTACCTGACGAAGGTGGTATGCGTGTCTTTAAACTAGATCGTTATGTCATCAAGCGTGATCCAATGGGTAACGTTACGCACATAGCTATTAAAGAAACTGTAGCTCCTATGATGCTTCCTGAGAGTGTTCGTGAAGAAGTATACAGGCAAGAGAAAGAAAACACTTGTGATCTATATACAGCAGTAGTGCGGGAAGGAGATCACTTTAACGTATATCAAGATGTCAAAGGTATCCTCATCGAAGAAAGTGTGGGTAAGTATCCCATCGAAAAGTCCCCGTGGCTCCCGTTACGTTACACTCAGATTGATGGAGAGGACTACGGCAGAGGCTTTGTTGAAGAGTACATCGGAGACTTAAAAAGTTTAGAAGCACTGACCAAAGCTATCGTCGAAGGTAGTGCAGCAGCAGCTAAGGTATTGTTCATGGTCAATCCGAACGGTACAACTAGATCAAGGACATTAGCAGAAGCACCTAACGGAGCAATCGTACAAGGTAGTGAAGCAGATGTATCTGTATTACAGCTTAATAAGTTCAACGACTTCCGTACTGCTCAGACTACTATGGCTGGTATAACAGATCGCTTGAGCCAAGCCTTCTTACTTACTAGTGGTGTCGTTAGAGATGCAGAACGAGTAACAGCTGAAGAGATACGGATGCTCAGTCAAGAGTTAGAGTCTGCATTAGGTGGTCTTTACTCTTTGTTATCACAGGAGCTACAGCTACCCATCGTTACTAGGTTGATGGATAAGATGTCTAAGGATAAGCGTCTACCTAAGATACCTAAAGATATTGTTAAGCCTACTATTGTTACAGGTGTAGAAGCATTAGGTAGAGGTAACGATCTTAATAGATTAGATATGTTCCTTGCGGGAGCTAACCAAGTAGTAGGTCCACAAGCTGTAACTCAATACTTGAATGTCAGTGATTACTTTAAACGTCGTGCTACTGCTCTAGGTATAGAAACCGAAGGGCTAATAAAGACGGAAGAAGAAATTCAACAAGCTATGCAGCAAGCACAACAACAAGAGATGATGATGAAGTTAGGCGGACCTGCTGTAGCACCTGCTATCAATGCTGCACAAGAGCAGTACATGGCTCAACAAGAACCACCTCAAGAGGAATAACAAACAATGGCTGAATTACACCGAGTAGAGATCAATGAGAAAGCACCAAGTGAAATCGAACCCGAAGAAGAAACCAACACCGAGAGCGAGGAACTACCGCAAGAGCAAAGCGACCGCCCGGAATGGCTCCCCGAAAAATTCAAGAGTCCAGAGGATATGTCGAAAGCGTACTCCGAATTGGAAAAGAAACTTGGACAACCTACTGAAGAAGGTACGGAAGAACCTGAACAAGTTGAAGAGAAAGCTGAGGACAAAGAAGAACAAACTGAAGAGAATAGTAGTGAAGCATACCAAGCGGTTGCGGAAGCTAGTAAAGAGTTCTTTGAAAACGACGGTCAACTCAGTGAGGAAACTTATAACACTTTAGAGAAAGCTGGACTTCCCAGAGATTTAGTTGACAGCTACGCAGCAGGTCAGCAAGCATTGTTATCATCTGAAGAAGGACAAATCAAAAGCGTGGCTCAAGGGAACTACGAAGCGATGGCTGAGTGGGCGAACGAGAATTTACCACAAGAAGAAGTTGAAGCTTTTGACGAGGCCGTCACAGGTGGTACAGTTTCGCAAGCTAAGTTAGCAGTCCAAGGTCTTTACGCTCGCTATCAAAATGAGGTAGGAGCTAAACCTAAACTTACACAAGGAGCAGTCAATGGTGTATCTACTATGCCTTTTCGTTCTATGCAGGAGCTTGCTCGTGCTCAGTCAGACCCACGGTATAAGAGCGGTGATAAAGCTTACCACGAAGAGATTGACAGAAGGCTTCAAGTAAGTAATATCTGATAATTATAGTTTATATTGGTTTCCCCTAGTGTCAGTTTATTGGTTTGCTGATGCTAGGGGTTTTTCGTTATGATGACCGTAATGCAAGAGTTAAACGAGAACACGCAAGTTAAAGCTAATATAGCCTTTGTTGCTAAAGTAATAGGTATAGTAGGTACAGCAGTGTGGGGCTATAGCGTGTTGTGGAATAAGCTTAACGCTTTAGATTTAGAAATCATGCGTATCAAACACGACGTAGAACTTAATGCGGAATTTAGGGTGAAGTGGCCTAGGGGAGAGCTTGGAGCTTTGCCTGCAGACGCTACCCAAGATATGCGTTTGATGTTCATGGAGAAGCAAGTAGGTAAACATGAGGAACTATTAGACAAATTAAGATACGGAGAATTAGAGTGAAATGGGTGAACTACTTATGTTATTTATCACGGGCGGTGGTAGCACTGCTATGGGGGCGATTCTTAAAGGCGTATTCGGATATATCTTTGAAGCGAAACAAAACAAGCACGATCTTGAAATGGCGAGAGAGGCTCGTTCGAGTGATAATTTCCTTCGACTACAAGCTGAAATCGCTAAAGGAGGTACTGGTGAGTTTGTTTCTTTTACTCGTCGTTGCCTTGCTATTATCGGGGTGTCTACGCTCTGCACGTGTATCATCCTTTGTACCATCTTTCCAACAGCAGAAATCGTCACACTTACAAACGCAGACGGAGAAGGAGTCAACGAGTTCCTCTTCGGACTTATCAGTTTCCAAGCGAACCAAGAACCCATATCGATCTCTTCTGGACACATCAGCCTTATGGGATGCACGGTAATATTACCTTGTATCTTAGGTTTTTACTTTGGTCCTAGCGGTCGAAGAGGTTGACAGTCAAGCATTTTTACTGTTAACTAGTAGTTAAATTTAATCGACAACTAGCAACAACTAGTCCCTCGACCCTCTGCGGAGGACAATCCTGTGAAGACGAAAGATGTGAAAGTCACTGGTAATCATCACACATATATTCACAATTAATTAACATAGGAGATCATATATTATGGCAAATGGAAATACATCCCCAAGTCGTGTAGGTCTTATTGAAGGTGGATCGGATAACGATGCTTTGTTTCTCAAGAAGTTTTCTGGAGAGATTTTGCAAACCTTTGACGAGTCTAACGTATTCAAAGCACTACACACAATCAGAACAATCGAAAGCGGTAAGTCTGCACAGTTCCCTGTAACTGGCATTGCTTCAGCTAACTACCACACTCCCGGCGAGAACATTGCTGACGGTGGTAACAGCTACTTGAGTGACATCGCTAAGACAGAAAAGATCATCACCATCGATAAGATGCTTGTTGCTTCTACCTTCTTAGCTAACATCGACGACGTAAAGAACCACTACGACATCCGCAGCGTTTACGCTAACGAGTTAGGTAAGGCTCTTGCTGTTCGTTTCGATACTGCTCTTGCTAAAGTGTTCGTCGCTGCTGCTCGTGATACTGCGAATCTTCCGGTTCAAGTTAACAAAGCAGGCGGACAGCTTGACGTAGCTAATAACGACTTCTCAGCTCCTGATACTCCGGGTACTGTTGCTGCTACTACTGGTGCTGACCTCGTAGCTGCTTTCTTTACCGCTGCTCAGAAGCTTGACGAGAATGACGTTCCTAGTGACGGTCGTTTCTGCGTTCTTCGCCCACAAGAGTATTACAAGTTAGTAACAGGTGCAGACAGCTCCAATAGCTTCTCCCTTGTTTCTGCTATTAACTCTGACATCGGAGGTCAAGGAAGTCTTGCTTCTGGATCGATACCTCAGATTGCTGGCATCAACATCTACAAATCCAACCACATCCCATCAACTGACTTATCAGCTGTTTCTTCTGGAGACGGATCGTCTGCTAATGATGTGTTTAAAGCTGGTGGAGTAGGATACAACGGAGACTTCCGTAACAGCTTGGGAATCGTTTCTCACTCTGCTGCTGTAGGAACCGTTAAGTTGCTTGATCTTGCTACTGAGTCTGAATATCAGATTGAGCGTCAAGGTACATTGTTCGTTGCTAAGTACGCAATGGGTCACGGAGTTCTCCGTCCTGAGTGTGCTATCGAACTTGTAGCGTAACTCTTCTCTCGGTGTTGGGGAGGTCTGGATTAGTTCCGCTCCCCTCACTGAGTATTTTATATTTATATTTATCATGGCTCTGACGACTAAACTAAACGCAGTAAATACAATGATCAGTGTTATCGGGGAAGCTCCTGTTAATACGTTAGGAGGTACAGCAGTACCCGTATCAGTCGTCCAAGCCGAAGCAGTCCTCGACGAAACTAGTAAAGCTATACAGTCAGAGGGTTGGCATTTCAATACGGAGCATGAGTATACACTCTCTCCTGATACCGCATCTAAGATTAACTTACCAAGCAACACGCTTAGAGTAGACTTAGACCCAGAAATTTATACAGACAGCGATCCAGTACAGCGTGGTCTTATTCTATACGATAGAAAGAAACACACGGATGTATGGACTAAGGAGGTTAAAGCCTCCATCACTTTTGAGTTGGACTTCACAGACTTGCCTGAGCAGTTCCGACATTACATCACAGTTAAATCAGCTCGTATCTTTGCTAATAGATTCTTAGGTAGTAGAGAGATAGAAGGCTTTGCTTTAAGAGATGAGATAGAAGCTAAAGCACGTGCGATAGACAGCGACTCTGAGAATGCTGATCGTACAATCTTCGACCACTACAGCGTACTTAGAGTTTTAGATAGATAATAGATATATGCCTCTGTTAGTAAACAGTGTTCCGAATCTCGCACAGGGCGTATCACAACAGCCTGACAATCTCAGGTTCCCCGGTCAGTGTGACGAACAGATTAATGCTTGGGCTACTGTAGTTGAGGGGTTGGTTAAGCGTCCTCCTACTGAATATACGAAGAAGATAAATAGCAGTAGTACGAATGCTGATAAGTTATTCACACACTTCGTTAAACGATCAGAACAGAATCAGTACTGTGTAACAGTATCGTTAGGTAATGTATCTCTAGGTATACCAGCAGGTGTTGGTGTTACTATGGTAGACGGCACGAGCGTATCGATAGCTGTAACTTCTATAGCTAACAGTTATCTGAGCTTAGGAGGACAAGCATCGTTAGGTGGAGTAGCTAATCCGTTAGCCGACTTACGAGCACTGACAGTAGCGGACTATACATTCCTTGTTAACAGGAACAGAGTTATAGAGAAGTCGTACCAAGACCAAAAGAGTGCAGTACCGAGTGACGATACATTGATTGTTGTTAAACTTGGAGACTTTGAAAAGGACTACAGTATATACATTGATGATTTTCTAATTCCTACAGCTAGTGGTTTAAACAGTAATCAAACACCTCCCGGAGATCGTACGTACGAAAGTGGTACTAGTTCAGACGGGGAACACGCATCTACTAGTATTATAGCTGAAGATTTAGAATCTTGTTTAATAGCTGCTACTGGTGCTTCTGATAACATCACGGGTATAAATATTA